TCCGGTTCTGATGTCCTTTTTCTTGGAGGCGGTTCATCTTCCTCGTCGCTCTGAGCATCTTCAAAATGCTCAGGATATCTTTTGCGCATCGTTTTATCGATGGTGCGGAAATACTCTTCAGTACCCACATAATCGGCACCATACTCTCTTTGAAGTCGTTTGTCAATGCCCATAGCGGTCATTGTCATTTCTTCATTCCTACCCCACCAATCCTCATTGGCGTTCATCCATTTTTTGACCCGGGGGGTCATGTTATCTTGGGGTTTTTCCTGTACCGGGGGTTTGAATTCCTTCTCTTCCACCTGTACCGGACGCATATTTTGGGCTTGTTCAGCCTTGATAGCAGCCTTGGTGATGGCTTCTTGAGCGGCTACGATACCGTCGGTGTCCGCAGAATCATGGGCTTTTTTCAGCTTTTCCTTTGCAGATTCCAACTCTACTTGGGCTGAACTCTTAGTTTGGGCAATATATGCCTCGCTACCAGTAGAGAGCCGCTGTTGTAGCCGTTTGTTCTCTTCGTAGACCTGTTTTGCAAAGTCCACGGCAGCTTCACGTTCGCGCAAGGCTTCTTCCTTGGCACGGCGTTCGTCATGGAATCCACGAGTAAATTTCTTTATCCGCTTCTGGACTTTCTCGTCATAGGACGCCAATTCTTCATCGGTGACCTCGTCCACAGGCTCCTTCATAGGCTTGCGCCCACGGTCCTGCGACGGGGTATCGTCTTCTATTTCAATTTCAATTTTCTCTTCAGTGGACTTCTTTGCGTCCACCTCGTCAGGAAATGTAAATTCCTCGTCGTCAAATTTAGCAGTAGCCATGATTACTCCTTAAGCAGCGCGTTGGATGCCGCGCGGGTCTTCTACAACAGCCTCTACCGAATCATCATTGATGATGCGGAATTCACGGCCATGAATCTTCAAGCGGGTGCCTGAATTGGGGCGAACGATGACAAAGTCACCTACTTTGCAAGATGGCCCATTGGGGAACCTAGTCTCGTCTTTGTACGCATCAGGGCCCATCTTCATCACGAATAGCACTGGGGTAAGTATTTCTTCAAAATGCATGGTCTGCCCGGGTTTAATCAAACCCATTTCACTGTCCGCAAACTCTTCCATTGCTTCAGGTACGACGCACAGAAGACGAAAAGTTTTAGGGTCCGGCAGCTGTTTAGCTTTCTCCTCTGGGCTCTTGTTCAGAACGCCAGACAAGTCAACCGCAGCGACATCAAATTCACTCATTAGATTTCTCCATTTTTTGCACAAGGTCATTAACAATGTTTTCTGCGTGGTTTAGACCTCGGATTACCCCACAGACATGACGATACTCGTCATGACTAGCTGCTCTTCCAGAAGCCAAAAAGATGGCTTGCTCAGAGCGAATAGTGTTAATTTCATTCATCATGTACCTGAAGATTTGATTCGGTTCCATATTCAATCCTTCTTAGCAGGTCTGGTTCTCTGCTGGTTAAATTGGTTCTGTCGAGCCGTAGCTTGTTGGGAGGCCATCTGGGCTTTATGTTTGGCAATGTCCGCACCAATGCGAGTACCCTCAAGCTCCATCTGTTTCTCTAGCTTGTCTTTTGCCTGTGCAGACTGAGCCCCGACCTGCATTGCTGCGATCTCCTTCTGGGCCGCGATCCTCGCCTCTTCAATGCGAAGCTGGTCAGCTTTAGCTGCCATCTCGCCCGCTTGCTTCTGGGCTTTCAACTGCAAGTCTTGCTGGCGTAGCTGAAGCTCCTGCATCTGCATCTGGATAACCGGGTCTTGCATCTGCTGCTGGGCTTGTTGCTGCTGCGCTTGTTGCTGGTCACGCTGAAGAATCTGCTGCGCTGCTTGCGCTGACATGACTGCAATCTGGTCAGCTTGCTCTGGGGTAATCCGTTTGTTGGCCTCTTCGCTAGGTATAGAGAAGCCCATAGCCGTCTCTATCTGTATACGCATTTCCAAAGCAACGTGCTCGTTGATGTGGGCCATCGCCGCTGCCATCAGTGCCTGTGCCGCTGGGTTCTGCTGCATCATCTGCTGTAGTTTCGGGTTCTGTATAGCAGCCATATGCACGGCAATGTGTGCCTGATGGTTCTGCTCAATGAACGCTTTGACAGGCTTGCCCATTAGCACGTTCTGGTTCTCCGTCACCGGGTCAGTTGGTATCGCGTCGTCTTCAACCTTGACCAACTTGTCTGCATTCTTAACGCCCAAGACTTCAATCATCTGGCGGTGCAGGAACGACAAATCGTACAACTGCGGAGCCTGTTGAGCCAACTGCATCACAGCTTGGTACTGCACAATCTTCTGCGCCATTGTGGCTGCGTTGGGGTCGCTGACCGGGATAACTTCAACCGAGTCATAGTCGGACTTCTTGGCCCGGCGGTCATCTTCGTCGTCGTTATCTGTACCGTCTTCGGGGGCGTAGCTGTACTCTTCCGGTGTGTAGTCAGCAATGATGACCTTCAGCAGCTTGAACTCCTGCTTCATGGTGTAGTGGATGCGGGCCTGCACGGCTCCCATCACTTTGAGCGTACGCTCAAGTATTGCCAGTGTTGTGCCCACTGGAGCCTGCGCCGACATGTCGGACACATTCATATCACCGCTAGAAGCAAAGGACCGGCCTTCTTCCACGATGTTTTGAAATAGAGCAAACAGAACCTGACTTGGCTCCTTGTATGGGAGCGGCAGGATGTTGTCACGGATTGACCCGCTTGGCACGTCTACATCTCGGAACTCGCCCGGCATGATCGGTGTATCGTCGCCCTTGACGCGGAGACCACGAGCCTTTAGACCGCCCGGCAAGTTGCTCAATGTGCCTGCATCAATCAACTGCCGTTGGATCATCGTCGCACTTTTTGCGTACCCACCGATAAGGTGGATCAGTCCGTACCCGTAGAAACCAAAACCGGGGATGTACTGGTAGTGAACAAAGTGCTGTCGTTTTGAATGCAACTCGTCGTCTTCATACCAATTTCTTCGGATAGCTAGAACGGTAGATGTGGATTTATCAACAGTGACCACGTACGGAAGAGCGATGCCTGTCTTCTCTTTTTTCTTGTTCTTGTGCTCGTACCCCTTAAGGTCCAAGTCGACATGTATTTCAAGAATTCGATAGCGGTCATCTTGAGTCGCAGACATGCCGGTTTCTTCAGCTTTCTGCTTCTCAATGTCATCTATCTGATAGCCCGGATCACCTAGGTCCACATCACGATAGAACCCAGCTTCTTGTAGCTTGATGACCTCGTTCTCAGTCTTACGCATGACGTGTGCTACACGTTCCGAACGCTCCAAGCTAGGAGCGCCATACGGTACGACGATGTCTTCAGCGGGGATAAACATAGCTACCTGACGCCCAAGGCTGGGGTCGTAATAGACCTTCTTGAACGCAGAACCCGCCAAGGGCAGTGACCACAACAGCTTCTCGTGCTCCGGGCGGTATTCAGTCATCACCTCGGTAAGCTGGTAGTTCATGTCGTTCTGGACACGGGTGGCTGCCTTCTCCCGTTCCTTTGTCTCTTTACCAAGAACCTTGGTCTTGACTGGCCCCGCTGCGGGAAAAGTCTCCATCATTCCTTCTGCTTGGAACCTGACCACACTCTCAGTCAGCATCGGATGGAACACGCCACAAGCCCCTTGCCAAGGCTCAGTCCGCTCTTCGTAATTCAGTCCCAACAACTTCAGCCCGTCCACATAGGTCTTTATCCACTCCTTGCGGTCCATGTTGTCTTTATCAAAGTCAGATACCAAGTCCTCGCCCAACGCCTGCAAGTCCGAGTCGTCCATTTCTTCAGCAAGGTTCATGTCAAAGTCCTCGCTGTTCTCCTTGCGGGGCAGCAAGTCGATGTCCATATCCCCTGCGTGGATGCTCACTGACTCAGGGTCTTCAATTTCAATCTCCACTTCTGGGGCATTCATCATCTCGTCCAGCCCAATCGGAGCTTGGTAAAGACTCTTATCTATAGAACTTGTAGCCATATCAATCCTTCAAAGTTGCCCGGTTTGTCGAGCGGTTATATCTAAAGTCCTGCGGTTCGCGTCCTGTTTTCTTAGACACTCTGTCTAACGCACGCTCTTCCGCTGTCATCTGGTTGCGTCGTGCCCCTTCAGTAGTAAACGTCTTGCCATCTGCTTTTAAATGTCCACGTTCCTGAAGTATTTTTACGGCGGCGTCACGGTTCCCCACTTGCGCTGCAAGCCGGTCTATCAATTGGCCTCTGCCCATAAACTTCTGTGTAGTCATACTGTGTAGAACCTTTCACGGCCACGATATCCTTTGAACCACTTTATGTCTTCTGGTTCATCGCTTGGGAGCTTGATAAATCCCCCCTGCCTAAAGCGCGCCAGAGCCTGTGATGTGGAGTCAACCAAGTCGTCATTCATGCCACTAGGAAAGTCATTACATTCTTCAATGACCTCTTTGGCCCACCTGCGGTCAGGGGCCCACACTATTCCCGCCGAAAACAAATCAGAAACAGCATTGACGCGGGATATCTTATCCTGTCCCTTGCCCGGGGTAAATTCACTGACCGGCACACCCATACGCCGAAACTCTTGGTATAGCGCCGACCCGTTGGACTTTTTCTCCACTACAAACGCATCGGGCTCCCACTCCTTGTACTCTTCAAGGACCATCTTCTTCAACTCTGGAAACTCCAGACGTTTCTTTATGGCATTGAGCAGGATGATGTTGTAGTTCTTTGATTCCTCATTCATGAACACACCCCACGTAGTCAGGGCGTTGTAGTCAGCCCGGGTGTTGGCTTCCTGTGCCGCATCCAGACTCATGATGACAAACTCGCAGTGGGGCGGTTCTTTGTCCTGATCCCATATCTTCCACCACTCCCGCTTGATGAGCGCGCCTTCTTCAGACACCGGGTTCTGCATGTACTGGGCTTCCCAGTACCGCACGTCCATACCCGCTTTCTTAGACAGTAGCTCTTCAATAGACCAGAAGTCGCCCCAGAGCGGCTTTTCATTCAGGATTGCAGGGAATTCAACCACTTCCCAAGGGTCTACCCCCTCCTCGCGGGCCATCTGACTGATGATCTGCCCAGTCAAATCCAGCTTTGACCAACGGGTCATAACAATAATAATCGCGCCCCCCGGCATAAGACGCTGCAAAGGACCAGACTGGAACCACTCCCAAGCAGGAATAAACACGTCGGGCCGTCCGGTTTTAGCTTCCTGTTCAGAGTGTGGATCGTCAATAATAAATAGGTCAGCACCCCGGCCTGCAAGAGCGCCTCCGACACCGATTGCAAAGTACTCGCCATTGAAGTTTGTCCCCCATCGCGACGCTGATTTCGAGTCCGATTGCAGTTCAATTGCCGGAAAAATGTCCCGGTACGACTCCGAACCCACCAAGTTACGTACCCTACGACCAAAATTCACAGCCAAATCGGCTGTGTGGGAGGCCATAATGACCTTTTTGTGGGGGAATTTGCCTAGAAACCATGCCGGTGCAAGGTATGAGATGAGTTCTGACTTGCCGTGACGGGGTGCGATGTTCACAATCACGCGTTTTTTACGCCCGGCAGCAATTTCTTCGAAGATTTTGGCCAGTCTGCGGTGGTGTGGGCCCACTTTGTAGCCCGGATAGACGTGGTCAGCGAACTCAAGTATGCTGTCTTTACCCAAAAACTGTACAGATTGGGCATCCCAGACCTTGATAAGCTCAAGAATACGCCTTTTTTCATCAGATGACGCCGTAGGCAGCAGATTCTTCAGTGTATCTATCTGCTCTACAGTGACATTCATGGACTGACCTCTATCGCAGTCACGTCAATCGTGCGCCGTTCCAGTCTAGACAGCGTTTCAAGCAGTTCTCTCTCGACTTCTTCGATAGACTGCTGCTTGTGGGTGACTTCTGAGCGTTTCTTGAACGCATCCACGCCATCTACTTCCCCTAAAGCACGCAGTGCTGTCAGCCGTATCTTGGCATCGGGGTGTTCTGTCTCGACGACCAGCTTGTTGACCACGTATTTCTTCAGGTCAGCCAACTCTTTGACCACCATCACGTCATGCTGGGCAACCATGCCAGCTAGGTAGGCGATTGTTTCGTTGGAATATATAGCTAGAGTGGACGACTGCTTGTCGTCACCCATCATTGTCTGGGCAAGCTCTACTGCTTTGCCACGTTGCATTTCATCGGGGGAAATTGGCTTGCCAGTTAAGTCAGAGATTAACTTGATCGTCCTTGCCCGCATCTCCAACTCTTCGCGTGGAGATAGGACCGGCATGGCTTCTGTGGCAGATGCCGGTAAAGGGATGTGAGAGTCTATCTCGGGTACAAGTTCTTGCATTGGGAGGAAATGGGCACTCCAAAGTTGCGCGAAATATAGCATAGAAAACGGGAGGAGGTAGGAATCCTACCGGGGGGTGTTTTCACGAAAACCGGGAAATGTGAAAGCTGTATAAAAACACAGGGGGAGTGGGGGGGTATTTGGAAAATGT